AAGGTCAGTTTTTCATCTGGGGTGGTTTCTACACGGTCGAGTGTTCTGAGCATGAGCGAATAATCGAACTCTGTGATTTTCCCGAGATCATCAAGTAATCGCAACATTTCACCCGCCCTGTATCTAACAAGAACATCCTCGGTGACATCTGCTGTTCTCTTGAGCGTGGCTTGATAGCGGGCTTTTCTGCTGACGATAAGATTCCACGCTTGTATAAAAGCCTTCTGCGGCCGGTCAACTGGGATTTGAATATCCGAACAGAGCAGGGGGCGTGGAAGCACCTTTTTGCAGTACTTCTCTCGGTACTCGACCAGAGCATCAGTGGGGTTCTTGGTGTAGTTGGATTTGTGCGGAGGCATATACGTCAATCCAGGTATTTCCACACCGCTGCTGTCTTTACGGCTGATGCAGCGATATGCCGATGTTAATTGACGCCCTTCACGGGTGGTGTATTGTATGTTGACTGGTTTGCCACAGGTGCCGCAAAATATCATACCCCTGAAAGGATACTCTTCACAGGGAGAGGGCCTTCCACTGCTATGACGCATTCGGATGCTTTGAGCGACCGACCACATTTCCTTATCAATAATCACCGGCAAGCATTCCTCCACCAGAAATTGTGGTAGTTCGCTTCTGTTTATTACAGACTTATGTGATACGGGGTCCTGAATAAATGTCTTTTGAAATCTGCAGTCTCCGCAGTACTTTTCGTTGGCGAGAAAGTTTTTAACAGTAGTGCTTGCCCACGAAGCGCCATCGCGTCTTGTCGGAACACCGTCCGCAGTCAGACCAGCAGCAATATCGGCATAATTATAGCCGTTTATAAATTGCGTGTAGATTCGTTTCAAAATGAGTGCTTCTCGTTCGTTAATTGCTAACTTACCGTCCTTTTTGCAAAAACCATATACATTGGCGATGGCGAGGCTCTCAATCAGGCCCTTTTCATATCTGCGTCTTTCCCCCACTTGATATTATCGGACATACTGACCGCTTCTGACTCCGCAAGCGCCGCCATCAGCGTTAGAAGCAGCTCTCCCTCCGGCGAACAGGAATGCAGGTTCTCCTTTTCGAAAAACACATCGATTCCGAGGCTGCGCAGTTCTCTGGTAAACGACCGTGTTGCGCCCAAAACGTGATACGCTTTTTGTAATGATTCCGTCCACCTTCCCGGCGCGGCAATCCTCGATCAACTGCAGGAACTGTGCCCGGTTCTTTGTGCGTGTGCCGGAAATACCTGTATCGGCATATATTCCGGCAAATTCGCAGTCATCAGACCGAGAGAGCAGATTCTCGTAATAAGTAACCTGTGCCGCAAGACTGTGTAGTTGCTCGTCCTGTTGACTTGAAACACGGCAGTATGCGGCGATGCGGTTACTCTTCTTGATTGGCGATTTGGGCAGAAACGTCACAATCTCCCTTTTTTCGTTTTGCATATTTTCTCACTCCGTTCTGTATCGTCCACGAAAGCTCGGTACCGTCTCTGAATACAAAGTTGACCGTGCAGTCTGAATTAACCTTTATATAATTGACCGTAGCTTGAAACACCAGCGGGTCAAATTCCTTCATAAGACCGTCTAACTTATCCAGCTCCCTCAGAAAAGCAGTAATCTGAATACGCTTTGCGCCAAGGAGCCCTATTTGAGAGGACAGTTCCTTCATTTTCTGCTGTAGAGTTTCGTGGCGAGCAAGGTGATCTTCGTACCGCTTGTTGATTTCTTTTATGCCGTCTTTTTGCTTACTGCCTACTGTAAGCAGATTGTTAATTAGCGTGGAAATTTCAACGCATTCGCGGTTCACATCCTCAAGTTGAGCTTGAAGTGCGCTGTCGTCTGTAATTGTGTCAAGGCAGAGCGCGTAATTAGCTTTGATTTCACTCTTGCGGGTGATGATGCTGTTTATGGCTGCAACAAAGGTTTCCTCGATGCTCTCTTCCTTTAGCGTCGGCGTATCGCAGTATTTACGTTTCGTGAACTTGTTGTTGCAATGCCAGTGCCATGAAGAGTATTTGCTGCCGGCGTGCCATATCTTTCTGCCGTAATACCCGCCACAATCTGCGCAGATGATTCGCCCTGAGAAAATGGAGACGCACTGAGCATGACCACCGGCCGCTTTACGCCTGCGGAACTCCTCCTGAACCATCTCAAACACCTCCGGTCGAATGATTGCTGGGTGATTCTGAGGTATATAGTACATAGGTAATTCGCCTTCGTTTTTCTTGCTCGTTTTCGACAAAAAATCTGTTGTGAATTTTTTTTGTAAAATTGCGTCGCCCCTATATTTTTCGTTTTGGAGGATGCTCACAATAGTAGAAACCCGCCATAGCGTCTTTTTGCCAGGAGTTGGTATCTTATCCTCGGTCAGTCGGGTCGCTATATCGTAGGGCGTTTTCCCGGAAAGATACTCATCATATATACGCCGAACGATTACTGCCTCTTCTTCGACGATTTCCATCTCACCAGCTTCCGAGCCTTTCTTATAGCCGAGGAAGTTTGAGTACGCAAGGCTCATCTTGCCATCGGCGAATCGTTTGCGTTGACCCCATGTGGTGTTTTCGCTGATGCTACGCGACTCTTCTTGTGCCAGCGAAGACATGATGGTGATAAGCAACTCACCCTTTGAATCAAGCGTGTAAATATTTTCTTTTTGAAAATACACCTCCACGCCTTTTTCTTTTAGCTTGCGAACCGTTGTAAGACTGTCGACCGTGTTTCTGGCGAAGCGCGAAACGGACTTTGTAATGATGAGGTCAATTTTTCCGTCTAGTGCGTCGGCAATCATCTGATTAAAACCATCGCGTTTCTTCATGTTGGTTCCCGTTATACCTTCGTCAGAATACACGTCCACAAATATCCATTCCGGATTGCTTTGAATGTAGGCGGTATAATAATCCATCTGTGCTTCGTAGCTGTTTTGCTGTTCTTCCTTTTCCGTTGACACACGCGCATAGCCCGCAACTCTCCGTTTCTTTATTGCGCTATGCGATTGAGCGGAAACAATTGGAACCGTAGCTTGTATCACTTGTACCACTTTTCCTGCCATTAAATTATGACCTCCTCAAAGCGTTCTGGCGAGCAGCCTCACGCATTTCATCCGACCAACTTTTACTTCGTGACCGATCTTGCCATCGATAAGTAATTACATCGCCATTTCGGAACACAAAGCGAAGCAAATTGTCCTCAAGAGCGTCGATATGCTCAATGTTCGCTGTAAAAGCTTCATCATCAAATGCGGTCAAGCTGAGTACCTCCGAAGCAGATGCTTTTAGCGTAGATTCAGGTATGGACTTTGAGGTGCAATACTTTTTCCCTTTGGTGTTATAGGTCGAACAGCACCAGACTACATTGTAAGGCGTTGTTTTCCGACGATAATTCTTGCCGCAAATGTCGCAGCGAATTTTGCCTGTGAATGCACTCCGAGTTGCCGGCTTGTCATGTGCGGAAGTTCTGCGCCGCCGCAGTTCGCATTGGACTGACTCAAACGCCTCTTTATCAATAATTGCCTCGTGGTCTGATTCCACATAGAATTGCGGTAGTTGCCCGATATTCGGCACCTGCCTCTTCGTCAAGTGGTCTGTCACAAGCGTTTTTTGAAGCCGTAAATCGCCAATGTATTTTTCATTGGTCAGAATCCCGCGAACGGTATCAGTGTGCCATTCACATCCGAATCGCGTCATAGTGCCCTCGCCGTTCAGAATGTTACAGATCTTCTGTAGTCCGCAGCCGTCAATGTAGAGCCCGTAAATGCGCCTCACAAGGTCAGCCTCATCGGGAACCAATGTGATTTCACCATTGACAAGACGATAACCGAGCATGGTGCAGGTTGAAGCCTTGCCTTCTTCAAACCCCTTTCTGATACGCCATTTCACATTGTCGCTGCAAGACAGGCTTTCGGCTTGCGCGAACGAGCCGAGCAAAGTCAGCATGACCTCGCCTTCGGCGCTTAATGTGTAAATACATTGCTCCTCGAAAAAGACATCGATGCCGAGGCTTTTAAGCATTCGCACAGTGCGTAATAACGTAACTGTGTTTCGAGCAAACCGCGACACCGATTTTGTAACAACCATATCAATTTTTCCGGCTTTGCAATCTGCCAACATTAGCTGGAACTGCTCTCTTGTATCATTTGTTCCGGTTTTGGCTTCGTCAGCGTAAACGCCCACGAACTCCCAGTCCGCATTGTTACAGATGAAACTGTGGTAGTAGTCAATCTGTGCCGCAAGAGAATGCAGCATTGCGTCCTTATCACAGGAAACCCGTGCATAGGCGGCGACCCTTTTCTTGCTCACACTAACCGCCGGAGCAGGTGTAATATCAATTATTTTCTTTCCCATTTTGAGTACTCCTTTGGTAGGGGACATATTAACTCTGACTTGGATACATAGCAAGTCATTCTGGAACAATACAATTAACGAATATTGGGCAGTATTTATGGCGCAGAATTGTATCAATTTTCGAGTATTCCTCGAAAGAGATCACTTTATTTTCAAGCATTTTCTTAAACGGAGCGACGCTAACATGATACATGATTTCCTTTTTCATCTGTGCTTCCGTCATACTGAAGCACCACCTTTGAAGCGACCAGCTATATAACAGTCGTGGGAGCAGTATTTTCTATGCTGATTTCCATACGCTGTAAAGCTATGCCCGCAGGTTTCACAGGTAAAGGCGTATACCGCTTTTCGACTAACCTGGTCTGGATGCGTATTCCACCATGCCAGGCGGCATTCTGTTGAACAGAAGCGACGTGGCTTCATATTGGGAATCTGCACAACTGGCTTGCCACATTGTGGACATAAGCCACCCGCGTTTTTTATGGTCGTATGAGCAGCTCGTTCACCGCTCAGTTTATTTCTCCGGCAGTAGCTTTTTATCGTGTCTTTGCCAATGCCAAGCAAATCTGCAATTGCTTTGTATCCGCAGCCTTTACTGCGCAGTTCGGCTATTTTAGCTTTTTGCTCATTTGTCATGAGATGGTCCTCCAGTCCAAGAACTCTTGTCCTCACTATCCACTGGAAAAAAAGAAGCCCATCGTACAAATAAATGAGCAAAAAAATTATGCCTACCAGAGAGCTTTTCTCCAGTAGGCATCACAACGTTTAAGGTATTATTTAGTATTATCCGCCCCAAATACCGTTGAGGGATGTAATCGTCTGTTTTCCTGCTATGCCGTCAACTTTGAGGTTTTTGTCTTTCTGGTATTTTTTCACGAAGGCTCGTGTAGATCCGTAGTAGTTGGGATTAGTAAGCGTAAGCCCCATGTATCCACTATCCTTTAGAAGCTTTTTGAGTTCATAAACATCTACGCCACGTACTCCATATTTCAGTATGCGGGTAAAAACAAAGCCCACCGGCTTAACCGTGGGCTGTTCGATACCCCGAAGTTCAGCGACCTCCGCTTCCGTCCAGTAGGGCGGCCTACCGTATACACTCCAGCCTTTGAGCGGGGACTTGGTAACACCATAATCCCGCCCTTTGGCTTCGATGACGTTCAGATCGTTATCTGCCACATACCCGATATGGGTAGCCCTGCCCGTGCTGTTGGTCTTGAACACGAAATCGCCAATCCGCAACGTATCCTTCGTGATCTTTTTGCACTTGCCCATGATCCCGTTCGCGTTCATGTCATACTTGATCAGCCCGTTCTCCAACAGAAAATAGACACCCAGTCCCGAACAGTCAAAAGCACGGAGAACCCCGGCATACCCGGCAGCGCACTGCCTTTTCCAGAACTTGATGGCGCGGTTGGCGTTGGTCGTGCTGGTTTCACGCCGTCTGATCCACGCTTCTGTAATCGCCTCGCCTTGCTGACCCTGTGCGCCCCAAACATAGATGCTGTGATTGGCGACCTGTTCGTGCAGATACTCGATGAATTTACTCAGGTTTCCCATCGTTATCCTCCTTGTCAGTGGTATCAGCAGCACGGCTTTTAAGCTGAGCAAATACGTTCTTCAGCTTTTCGGGGATGGGCAGTCCCAGGTGCCCAGCGTTTTCAATCAGCGACAGTCCCTCGTTGGCGCAGTAAAAGAAGATGACCGCAGTACGAAGCGTGTCGCTGCCGCCGCCCAAGATCTGCGTATCGAGCGTGTGTCCGATTCCGACCGTCACAAAGATGAGCACTTTGCGAAAAATGCCCTTAAAGCCGACCGAACTGGATAGCTTCCTGTCAACTATCGCGCACATCACGCCCGTGAGGTAGTCGATGATCACGAACGCGATCAGCGCGTAAAGAAAGCCATCGCATCCGCCAAGAAAGTATCCCAGCCCCGCTCCAATGCCTGTAAACGCCGCACGGAGCCAGTTCCAAATTGTGTTCATGTTGTTTTCCTCCCGTTAATTGATTTTTCTCTCGTCTCCCGCTATACTTGTGGGGCGAAAGGAAGTGGTAACAATGGCTCGATTCGTCTCGAAAGAGAAACTGAGCAAAAAAGCGCGCAAAGCGCAAAACGACCTCCGCCGCGAAACCTGGGGCGCGATCAGCCCAGTAACGCGCAAGGTCGATAGCAAGAAAAGGTATAAAAGAGAGAAACCCTCGAACTGGTACAATGACGACAGTTTGAGGGTTTCTTCTTTTTAGTTCATGCGGTTCGTTTCCAGAAGTAGCAAGTGATGTACGGCTGTAGATTGCTATGTGCCGAGCCGCTGCCCGTGTTTCCGGCAGAGCCGGAGAAGGACGCGGAGTGTGTATGCGAGCTTCCGGCGCCGGTCGTTTGCCCACTTGTCGAGCCGTTGTTGGTCATATAGTAGTACGACGAACCCGAACCGCTGCCAACCTTATACGAACCGGTGGAAGCCCTGTGCGTATGTGATCCTTCATAACCGACAGATACGGAGCCGGTCACCGTATGCCCGTGAGACGGCAATTGCGCGGTCGTCAGCGCCACGCTGCTTGCGCCGCCTTGTTTTTCCACAGTATTGAAGTTCGCATCCGACGTATTCACACCGACAGGTACGCGCCCGATCCCCCACTGTACCCATGTGCCGCCGAGAAACGTCGCAGCACCGGCTATGGTCGTCGTCATCCGAATAGAGCCTACCGGGAATATCATATCACGAAGCCAAGTCAGCGATGCGAAGCTGACATCGCCGTTAAACTGAACATCCTCGTGGAACGGCGCCTGCCAACCGACCTCGAACTTGTTTGCTTCCGATACCTTGCCGATTGCCATCCCAAGTCCGTTATTCCGAATAGACAGTATCGTATCCGCCGTGGCAATATCGGAATAGGCGTAAGTCGTGGAGAAATAGTCCGTCGCGCCAACGCGGATATCGTAAGCCACCTGGTTCGACAAACTG